CTATTGTGTAACACAGTTATCCACAGGCGGGTTGTTTGTGTTGGTGCGTATGGAGCGTGTGTATTAGCCATAGCCATACACACATACGCACCAACACAAACTTATCCACAGGCTGTGGATAAACCTGTGGATAAAATTGTTATTTAATTGTTATAAGATGCCACCGCACTTATCGCATGGGAGCCCTTCCACTACTGATAACGCATCATACTTAGTGCCTTTCCAGCAGTGCTGGCACACGATTACAAACTCGGTCATCACTCGTCCCCCTCGTCCTCGTCCTTGTCCTTGAGTGAGAAGGTGAGGTAATCGTCTGCTATGTCAAAGTCCCACAATTCATTGAGCGCGTTCCATAGGCGGTTCCCATAGTGGTTGTATAGTTTGCCGTTTACGGCTAGGGCTGGTATCCAATACTCAGGAAACTTATGAGGCTTGGAGATAGCGTAAGCAATGTCGTCCCGCCCTTCCGCCTCCATTGTTGCGATTACTAATAGTGTTGCCTGCGCTACATCATACGCGCCCTGATTATCCATGGTGCGTGATACATCAGCATCAAGCATGGTTTCGCTAGTGCGATAGAAGTCGGACATGCTATGGCTATGGTTGTTAATCATGCGGTGTGTGAGTGTTATTGACATTGTTATCCCCCGTCTAAGTGTGAGCCCTTATGCCCACGAGATAAAGATAGGGCAAGCGCACGCCACACACCAGCGCGACACGATAAATATTTGGTAACGAAGTTATCCACAGGCTCTGCACTTTATGGTCATGACCAGACCCCCCAGGGTTAAGTCATGACTGGTCAGAGCAGGCCACCAGGCTTCACGGGTACCTAATGTATGGTGGGGGAAGGCAGTAGCCGTGTATAGTGGGGGAATGGAAGATTTTGATGACTTTGATGATGAAGGCCTAGAAGAGTATTTGCGGCGGTACATGAAGCGTACTGGTGTGTTCCGCCTGTATAGGATGGATCGTGAGTTCAAGACTAGGCAATTGCTTCTAGAGTTTGTAATACGCGGCCACGTCTTGTTCACAATAAATCTGTGGAAGCGTCCCAGTCCGATGTGGGATCAGTAGGGGTGTCTAAAATTTTTTTGAAGGTCAGCCTTTTTTAATGCAGTAGCCTTGTCATACTTCTTTGCGTGAACTTCTTAACTTGGTTATTTGATGAGCTAGATGGGCCGTCCAAGGTCTCTCGGTTTGCCAAGATCGTCTACGATGACATCAATAATGGCTGTGGGGACCGTAAGTTTGGGCCTGTGGAGTGGAAGAATCACTTTTTAGCTGAGCATCCAGATTCTGCGGGAAACCTTAATTCTCTACTTTCTATAGCCTATGCTCAGTATGTCATGAGTAGATCCGAGAAGAAGCGTACACTTTAATCTATGCCTGCTAATCGCGCCTATGATCCAAAACGTGTAATTGATTTAGATTCCTACCGTACAGCTCGTGTACGCGTAGAAGCTGATTCTCCTGAGTTAACAAAGCATGAGGACATGGCACTTGCGATTCATCAGCAACCCGCACAGAAGTCGACCATGAAAGACCGCGTCGTTAATAAAATTAAAGAGGTGTTAGAGTAATGGCAAAATCAGAAGCCTGGACACGCAAGGAAGGCAAAAATGCTAAAGGTGGTCTTAACGAAAAAGGACGTAAGTCGTACGAACGTTCGAACCCTGGTAGCGATCTTAAGCCACCCGTCAAACGTGAACAAGCTAAGAAGTCCCCAAAGTCTGCTGCGCGTCGTAAGTCATTCTGCGCACGCATGGAAGGAATGAAGAAGCAAAACACTTCTTCAAAGACAGCTAAAGATCCAAACTCACGCATTAACAAATCTCTTCGTGCTTGGGACTGCTAATGCACGATCCAGCAGTAGGGCGCACTAGAGCTCAACGAGCATTTGGTCCTGACAAGAACCAACAACCAAAGGGTGTATCGCCTCAAAAACGTCCTTCGAAAAAGGCTCCGCCAGCTAAGAAGAAAGTCACAGCTAAGAAGACCGTCAAGAAGGCAGAAGACATTCGTAATGTGAATGTTGGTATGTTCTCTGGGCCACGACCATCTTATCAACGCTATAATGTTTCTGAACGTGCATCGGATCTTCTCAACCGATCCAAGCGCAATATGGATGCGAGGTAACAAATGATTCCAGCAGTAGCAGCATTAGCAGGACGAGTTGCAGGAGGCGCTGCCGCAAAGGCAGGCGCAGGTAAAGTTGGTCAATCTGCAGCAAGTTACGCAGGAAGAACAGCCGCATTTAAAATGGGTTCATCTAACATGACAACCTCTCCATCTGAGCCAGCCATCAGACCATCACGTGAAGCTAGCTATCAGTCCGAGTACATTGATACGGGGCGATAATGGCTAAAGAAAAACCAGTTTGGGAAAAGAAAGATCCTACAGGTAAGGATAAGAAGTTGACTCCAGCTAAGAAGTCTGCTGCTAAGGCACGCGCTAAGGCTGCAGGACGCCCATACCCTAATCTTGTTGACAACATGAACGCTGCAAAGAAAAAGAAGAAGTAATGGCTGAGACAAAGAAGTTTGGCCCCTACAAGGGCAGCGACGCTAATGGCGGCCGCCCTATTTACGTCTACAAGAAAAAAGTAGGCGATAAGTGGGTTACTACCTCTAAGAACAAGGCTCGCGCAGATTACGAGTCAAAGAACGGAAAGATTAAGTCTAAGAACACGACTGTTGACCACAAGGACAACAATCACAATAATGACTCTAAAGGTAACCTTCGCGCTATCTCTAGAAGTAAGAACACAGCTAAAGAGAACAAGCGCCGTGCAGGCAAGAAGGAGAATGAGAAATGAGATACCAACAAGACACTGGGCAGTGGGATAGCAACACTCCAAAGATGCACAACCTATCACGCGAAATTCTTTCTACCAACAAAACCCCTAGCGAGCCTTTGGATCACGACACTAACAAAGCTGCAATGGAACACTTCAATAGAAGTGGTTATAACAAGGGCACAGCTGGAGACATGCTTAAAAATTCAAAAGCACGTCTAGCAGAGTCCGTAGCTGCTGCAGGTAACATAAAGGCTAGAAAAGCTAGCAAAACAAGAACTGCTGACAGAGAAGAAGCCCGCCGCCAAGAACGCGGTGAATAATGATTAATAGACAGCAAGACCCTCGATCTAAACGTCAAGAAGAGTTTGACTATCAAGTTCATCTTGCACGCCAATCTTCAGAAGGTATGGATAAAGCCAGCCCTGAAGTTCGTGAGGCTGCTGTTAATCAATCTAAGTTTTCAGAAAACCGCAAAAAGTATTTAGGAGGTCAGTAATGACTAATTATCAAGGTCCAGGGCAGTTTATCCCTACCAACAAGTCAACTGACGAGTTCTTAAAGACTTCGGTCTTAGGACCCTCTGTAGGCCCTTCACAGCGACGTAGAAACCGCAAAGAGGGTAAGAAGCTCGAAAAAGATATGCGAGCTTCAGAGAAGGAATAAAACTCTCTTTGATATAGTTATACCTACGACTCGCCGAATGGGAGTTGATATAACTAGTCTCGTCTAAGGAGAGAACTATGGCTCATTTGCCTATGCCTGGAAATAAATACCCACATTATGAACAGTGGGAAAACAACAAACCAAGACCTACAACACCCGCAGATCCATTTGCACTATTAACTCCGTTTTTACAATCTTGGACTATTGGGTTCGACCACCCCTTCCGTGTTATGGAAGAGCTTCGTAAATCAACAAAGCCTACTTACCCTCCGTACAACATCTTGTCACTTGAAGATGATAAGTACGTTATTGAAGTAGCAGCCGCAGGTTTTTCAAAATCTGAAATCGGCGTTGAGTTAAAAGAAAACATACTTACTATCACCGGAAGCAAAGACTCCGCAGATGGTGAATACCTTCATAAGGGTATCGCAGGACGTGACTTCGAGCAGAAGTTCATTTTGTCCGGCGATATGAAGGTGCTGTCAGCATCTATGGCTGACGGTATTTTGAAGGTCTCATTAGAGCGTGAAATCCCAGAGAACAAGAAGGCTCGAAAGATTTCTATCAAATAGTAAGTCAGCACCTGAGCATGTGGGTAAACTGCTCCTATACTAACAAAGGAGCGGTAATGACAGAAACATCTGTAGTAACTAGAGAATTAACTGCTAATGATCGCTGTGACTCTTGCAGTGCTGCTGCTTCTGTAATTGCAACTTTTCTACACGGTGAGCTTATGTTTTGCGGTCATCATGCTCGTAAGATGAGTAACGAGTTAAAAATAAAAGCGCTAGAGATCTTTGACCCGACAGGTGAAATTACTTTGCTAAACTAGAAATAACTAGTTTAGGAGAGAACTATAAACACACTGCGTCTATTCGCAGCACTACACGGGGCAATACAAAAAGTATCTTTTATCTTAGGAGCAGCTTTTATTTATCTGCTTCTTTCGATGACTCCTGCAATCGCTGAAGAGACAACTCCATCGCCTTCCGAGACTCAACCTGCAACCACGACTGCGGATCCCGCTCCTTCTCAGACATCTACTAATCTTTCCACAGAGTCTTCGACCGCAACTGTTCCAATTGCGACTCCAGTTCTAACACCCGCGCCTGCAACTTCGGACCCTCAAACTTCCAGTACGACAAGTTCTGCTGAGGCAACTCCGACATTAACCCCTCAACCTTCTCCTTCGCCCACTTCTGAGTCTTCTCCGACTGTCGAGCAAAGTCCAGCTCCATCGCCTGCGCCTTCGAGCGAGCCTTCTTCAAATCCGACTCCAACTTCGCAACCTGATCCCGTTGTAACAACAACAACGACTTCTGAACCAGCACCTTCCGATACTCCGGCTGATACCACTGCATCCACGACACCAAGTAGCCCAACACAAACACAACCAACAACGCAAGAGACTCCATCATTAACTCCATCTCCGACTCCACCACCTGTAGTAGTTGAAACTGTAACTGGCGGAGGAGATGATACTTCTTACAGAATCCCTTTGACCACTACAGTTTTATTTAACGGTGTTGAGTATACAGATGTGTTTGCTACTACGAACTCTGTAATAACTTTTGGTCAAGCAGATGGCACTTATTGGACATACCCAAGTACGCCATCTATTTCTATTGAGTCTAAAGACTGGTGGGCTTTGCCAAATCATATGCCTGATACGCACTTCATTATTCGCACATCAGAGGGCGGGTTTCAGGTAGATGGAAAGTATCGCCCATTTGGATCTATGACTGGTGCTACAACCCAAATTGTTATTACTGCGCAGATTCTTACAGACGGAAATGTTTCATACACATACTCTGTAGATGGACCTTTACAAGGCAATGAGCGCACAGGCGCTAGATTACAAAACGGAACGATCGTAACACTTGAACAAGCGGGCGTTACTCAAGTTACTGCACCTATTGAGTTAACCCCTGAACCAGTTGTTGAGCCTACTCCGCCACCTGCTCCAGAACCCACACCTACACCTACACCTACACCAACTCCAGAGCCAACACCAACGCCAGAACCTACTCCTCAACCTGAGCCCGCTCCTGAACCTCAGCCCACTCCGACTCCCACACCCACACCAGAACCAACGCCAGAACCAACACCAACGCCAACCCCAGAGCCAACCCCAACACCAACCCCAGAACCAATTCCGACACCTGAACCTACTCCCGTTCCTGTCGATCCAACGCCCACACCAGTAGAGCCACAACCAGTGGAACCAACACCACAGCCAGAGCCTCCATCACCTACTCCTACCCCTGAACCTGTTCCAGAACCAACTCCTACACCAACACCACAACCTGAACCTGCTCCTACACCTGCACCAGAACCACAACCAACTCCAGCGCCAGAACCTACGCCTCAACCTCAGCCTCTTCCAGAGCCTTCGCCAACTCCCGCACCACAACCAGAGCCAGTGCCACAGCCCCAACCAGAGCCACAACCACAGCCAACACCCGAACCTTCACCAGAACCTACTCCTTCTCCACTCCCAGAACCCAGCCCCACCCCTTCGCCAGAGCCGCAGCCCGAGCCTCAGCCCGAGCCTTCTCCTTTGCCTCAGCCTCAGCCAGAGACCCAGCCTCAGGAACCGACTCCGACAGAGCCTTCTGAGCCAGCTGAGCCTGCGCCTTCAGATGATCCCGTTTCACCTGATCCTGTAGAGGAGCCAGTTGTTCCAGAGACTCCTGAAGAGCCTTCTGAAGAGGAAACAGAAAATCCGGAAGAGGAACCAGTGGATACTCCTGAAGATGACACTCCTTCAGACACTCCAGACGAGTCTGAGAATCCTGAAGATTTTCCTGAAGATTCCGAAGATCAACCCACAGACTCATCTACTGAGCCCGATACAGAAGAGCCATCAGAACCCACAGAAGAGCAACCACAAGAGGAAGCCCCCGAAGAGCCAGCCGTAGAAGACGAGGAGACTCCTTCGGAAGTTGAAACACCCGAGGAATCAACACCAGAACCAGAGTCACCAGAAACAGAGCAAGAAAATCCGTCCACAGAACCATTAGAACCTCCTGTTAATGAGGAGACTACTGTAGCAGAAGCTGTCAAGGACGCAATGGCCGATGGCAAGTTAACAAATGAAGAGAAGGCTGTTGTAGCTGAGGCTCTAATTGCATCTGTTGCTCCCGGAGAGGCTGTTACTTCTGAAGCAATTGCTGCTGCTGGACTTGAGTACAAGGACCTACCTGCAGATACTCCTGTTGAGGTTAGACAGGATGAGAACGGTAACGAAGTTATAATTACAGCAGACGTTGCTGCGGCTCTCGTTTTACTAGAGAACCCATCAGAACTAATTGGCGCAATATTTAGCGACCCAGGACAAGCACTCCAAGCTCTAGGCAGTATTGGTGCCGATATGTCCACAGAAGAACGTGAAGAAGCACAAGAGATGGTAGTTGCTGCAGTTATTGCTGCTGGAGCTGCTATGAACGCGGTAGCAGCGGCGGGAGGAACCACAACAGGTGGGTCAACCGGCGGAGGAAGTTCTGGAGGCGGCGGCGCTTCTGGTGATCTAAGAGGCGTTAGGAGACGTAAACCTTGATTAAGATAATTAAAGACATGATTGACCAGCTATGGACTCTACTCGGCATGTTTATTGCTTGGGTAGTTCTAGATGGATCAGCTAAAACTGTTGTTGGATACGCAATCATTGGCACGTTAGTTGCGTGGGCCATTACGTATCCTTTAAGAAATCCAAAGGATGAAGACTAATGTTAAAACGACTTATGCTAACCTTACCGTTAGCTCTTGCTCTTTCAAGCTGTGGATATGACGGCGGGTTTAGATACCCTTGTCAAGACCCAGCTAACTGGGAAAAAGCTGAGTGCAAGCCACCAGTTTGCACAGCCTCACAGATTTGCCCATCCGATTTAGTTAAACTAGATGAAACAGGAAGTACAAATGAGTAGAACTCGATACACTCCCGCTGAGCTAGACGCCCGATTAAAGTTTTTACTTGGCGCTATCCTCGGTTTGATTTTATTTTTTACAGCATTCGGCATCTTGTATGGCCTACTGTTCGTAACGCAGCCAATTGGCGCTCAGTCAGAAAATGACAAGATGTTCTTCAATGTTCTTGGAAGCATTGCTACTTTTATCACAGGAACCCTTGCAGGTATCCTAATTGGTAAGAGCGGAGCTGATGAAGTTGCATCTATGGGTAATGCAGCGGGAGAGCCATCTTCTGAGCCTGCACCTGCCCCAACGCCAACAGACCCAGAAGTTACTGGTAAGCCAGAAGGACAAGTTCCAGATGAGCAGCCAGTTGATTTAGATTGGGACAAAGACTAATGGCAGACCAAGGCACAGTCGCTCGCCTTATTGAGGTTGCTAAGGCAGAGCTTGGAACAATCGAAGGTCCTAAGGACAACGAGACAAAGTACGGCGCATTTACCAAAGCCAACTTTCAACCATGGTGCGGAAGTTTCGTAATGTGGTGCGCAAATGAAGCGGGCGTAAAGGTTCCTAACACTGTTTACACTCCAGGTGGAGCCGCTGCATTCAAAAAGGCTAACGCATGGATTGACGCAGATATTGCTGATCCAGAGCCAGGGGATATCGCCTATTTTGATTTCCCCGCAGACGGTGTCGATAGAATTTCTCACGTAGGAATTGTTATCAAGGACAATGGCGACGGAACTGTTGTATGTATTGAAGGAAACACTAGCCCCGATAAAAAGGGCTCACAGCGCAACGGCGGACAGGTTTCACAAAAGGTCCGCGGCTTTAAGAAGAACAAGAAGGGCGAGATAATCTCAATCGTGGGGTTTGGTCGCCCAAAGTTCAAGGGCGCAGCCTCAACACCTGCTCCTTCAGCAAATCCTAACGCTGAGATAGAAAAGGCTATTGCGCTGCTTCGCGCAAATGGGTACGCGGTAACTAAGTAATCTGTGATTGGCTTCTCAGACGCCGACCGTATAAAGCGCTGGACTTGCGCTATATGCGGTCGCATCTGGGTAGTTCCTACTTTAGCCCGTGATTGTGAAGAAAAGCATCTAGAATCATAGTATGCGCGGATCAACAGAGCTCTCAAACCTTTCGACGATTGGCTCCGCCATCTCAAAGACTCAAAGGTCTTTGTTTCCTAAAGGAAAAACGCAGAGCCCAAAGAAAAAAGCTAAGCAAGAGCTAAAAAAGTCTTCTGGCAAGTCTTCTGGAAAAGCCCCAGCCTCTGAAAAGACAAAGATTATTAAGCCAGACCACCCGGCTAAAAAGAAACCAGAGTCAGTGAATAGGTCAACAAGCCAACAGTTTCTTGGTTATAGCGATACTTCTCACCTTCCAGCAACACGCTTGGACTAATATCTATGCCAAAAATAGATCGTCTATCTGATCCGGTTGCTGAAGCGGCTAAGTTCAGCGCTAAAGGTATTAAAGGCGCTAGAAGCCGAGAGTTTCGAGATGCGTTAACTCGCGTTGAGCAGGTTTTACCAGGCGCTAGGACTAACGTCTTACATTGGGAGGGTTCAACTGGCTCGAAATAAAGCTTTCAAAGAAGCGGCCCCAAAACCTTTAGTTGTAAAAGACTCTAGATTTGGCATCCGTCGCATGTTTATTAACAGCCAAGAGCGCCCTCGTATTGGAACTTACGCAAAACCTGGTCGTGGACCTAACGGAGAGCACCAAAACTAATTAATTAAGCGGTACACTTTTATCGCTACTTTGAAAGGAACACCATGCCAGCGTCGTATCCTACCTCGATTCGAGTTTTTACTACTAAGACCAACGTCACAGACGTTGTCGACGCTTCCCACCCAAACTCAGTTCAAGAAGAAGTAGTTGCTATTCAGTCTACTCTTGGCGCTTCCCCTCAGGTTTCTACCGCCCCTTCACCAAGCGGTACTTTTACAGCCACTTCTACATCCTTTCTTAGCGTTAATGCTCGTTTAGGAAACATTGAAACTGGCGTTGTTGCAGATTCTCACAGTCAATACATTAGAAAAACTGGAGATACTGGAAACATTATCACCCCTGCATCAGGAAGCACTAAGGGCTTAGTAATCAGAGCAAATGCTAGTCAATCAGCTGCTTTGGCAGAGTGGCAAAATAGTGGCGGAACTGCTTTAGCATCTATAAGTTCAACAGGTGCA